ACAATTGTTTTTAATTCTTCGTGATTTGGTTGTGTATTAGCCATAACTTCTTCTATTGTAATAGTTTCAGTTTTTTGTATATTATTTTCCATTTTTTCTCCTTTATTTTTATCTGCTAAACCTGCTAAAAAGCAGGTTTTTATGCTAAACCAAGATTTGCTCTTGTTTGAGCGAGTTTGTCTACACCGTTTACAATTAAAATATTATTAGCAAGATCAATTTCATTAAGAACTTTTCCATTTACTTCGATTTTTGATGCAAGCGGATTAAGTTCAACCGAAAATTCTGCATTTTCTTGTCCTTTAATCGTTCCAAGCGGTGTGATTTTTTTCGTTGTCGCTCTGACTGTGCCTTTGACGGGGATTTCTTTTGTTAAAGTTGCCCCGTTGAAAACTTTTAAGTTGCCACGGATAGTGATTATATGCTCTACAAACATATCGGCTAATGTTGCGTATGCTTCTTCCGTGAAACCGATAAATTTAATACTTGCATCGGAAAGTTTCAATCCGACAGGTAAATCAATACTTCCAATCGTATCTGTCGGCTTATATTCTGCCGTTACTGCTTCCTCATCGGGAAATTTTAACTCTGAAACTTTGCCGAAATATGATATTCCAAGATATAAATGAGCTTGTGATAATACTGTTGCCATTTTTTAATTCTCCTATTCTTGTCCGAGTGCTTTTGTAATAAGCGAAATATCTATATACGAGTAATACTCAACGTGTTCTGCAACACACAACGGACAAAACTTGTACGCAAAAATTATATGTCCGTTAGCGAGTTGTTCTGCGGAATTTAAACTTTCATCAAACCAAACTTCCCCATCATAGATAATCTGATTCTCGGGATTTTTCCAACCATTAAATTTTGCTTTAATTTGTGCTAAAACATTATCTATAGCGGCTTTTGTGATTGACTTCCCGACCAAAACAAATGATGAATTTTCAATGGTTTTTTCAATAAAATTAGCAGTATCAACAGGAGAATCAAAAGTCTTAATTCCACTTTTAAGCGGATATGAACAGTTTCTGCCTCCCCAAAAACGATATTCTCCTTTATAATTTATTACGGTTGCAATTCCTTTTGAATTTAGAGCATTACTTTCTGTGTCTTCTTTATTAAGAATAAATTCGACAGGATATTCCAATCCTTTTGCGGTTTTAATTGTTGTGTTATCAAGAGATTTTGCTATGTTTTCTTCATTGTTAAGTCGAACTCTCAGACCTGCTAACACAGGCGAAATTGGTCTCAATTCGTTTTTATCGGTATATTGGTTATATCTATAAATGTGAGGAAGTGCGATGGTTGCATTTTTACTTGTTACCGTTAAATCTGCTTTATCTGTTGCAGTATTTCTTCCTGCAATAGCAGCATTTACACTTGTACCTGCGGCAACATCTAAATATGTTCTTGCTTTAAAATCTTCAGCAATTAATGTTAATTCATCTCTAACTGCTTTTATTGCAGAATAAGTCGGAGCAATAATTATATTAACGTCATCACCATATATTGCAGGAATATTATATATAGCTTTTGCACCTGTTTTTATACCATCCTCATCTACTGTGCCGACAAAATCAGCCGATTTTACTTTGGTAACATCGGCATAAGAATAACCGATTTTTACAGTCGTTAAATTTTTCAAACTTCCGTCTGTTGTTGTTTCTATTACAGTTTTACCGTCTTCGACTGTAACGGTATAATCAACTCCGAGAGAAGCCAAGGTATCTCCATTTTTAACTGTAACGTCTACTACACCAAGTTTATCAATTTCAAATTTATGGTTTTTTAATGTAACGGTAGTTTCCGCAACAGCCGTTTTATGCTGTGAAATGTCGAAAACATTTATCATGTAAACTGTTGCACCACCGGATTCTTTTAAAATTGTTTCGATTGTGTCATAGCCTGTAAATTCAGGAAGATTTTGACCACAATATGCCGCTAAATCTTTATAATTTCTTATTGGAATCGGTTTGTTGACTGTAACATATTCTTCAATCAATAAAAATGTTGGTACAGTCACCAAAGCAGCAATAATGTTTGTTTGTCCGTCTGTAATTATAAAATCATTTCGTTTTTCTTTGGTCGTTACTCCATGCATTATTTTTGCCCTTTCTTTATTTCAATTTGTTTTAAATAGCCGAGTTTAACGAGAGTTTGAACCCTCTTTAAAGCAGGATTAAATTCGTAAGTATTTCCATTTACGAATACTATTTCTTTCCCGTCTATGGTTTCGGCGGACAAACCGCCATAGTATCTATATTTCATATTCATCCTCTTCTGTTATTTTTATGCCGAGTTCAAGTCCGACATACACATCTCCGTTAATTTCCGAAAGAAATTCTTCTTTTCCGAGTTCAATTTTCCGTCCGTACAGTTCTAAACCTCGTATTACATTTCTTATTTTTGTTTGGTATGGATGTAATTCGCAGTAATTATAAAAATTACGGTATCCTGCAATTATCGAAAATTTTAAATTTCCTGTTTGTTGAACGTTCCAAACCGTTTCTTGCGTTTTAAACTGTGTGTAATCATACTTTACGAGCAAACAGCCAACCGGCGATGTGAATGTAAATTTTTCAAACTTGACAGGGAATGAACAAACCTCAAAATCCGAAAATGCATTTTGTAATGTTTCAATTATAGTTTTTTCGATATTTGCAATGTTCATAAACTCATTCTCCTTAATACCGTATCAGGGAAGATTCTGTCCTCATCGGCTTTGTCTGTTACATACAAAGCCGACGAAGAGGCAGAAACAGAGGAATCACCCAAGGAGGAAGGCAAGTCCAGTTTTTTTGCACCTGATTGCAAATCTTTCAATATTTGCAGAGCAATTTCATAATTTTTTTTATAGTTTTCAGGAACATCTTGCGGACGCCTGCAATATAACCGATAAATTGTAATGTCTGCACTAATCTGTTTAACTAAGTTCGGAACAGTTGCAAGCGGTAACTTATATTTATTTCTTAATGAAGAATTAATTAAATCATCGGCAATAGATATATTATCGTTTGCTATTTCCTCATTAATTGTTGTTGCAGGACTTTTGTCCTGTGTTAAATTAATAAGTGTTCTTTCCGTTATTCTGTTAATTAAATCGTTAATTGTGCAGTACATTTTTAACTCCTTAATAGATATTTTTAATTAAATATCCGCAATCGGGAGCAACAATTACATCGCCAATTCGCTCGGAGATTTTGATGCAGTGGACACCGTCTGTACCACGTTCTCCGTCAAACATTTTTGCAATTTTTCTTTTGCCCTTTTCGGCTGTCAAGCCAAACGTAAGACCATGGTTAATAACAGCAGACGGATTAATGTATAGAAGCATAATAGCGTTGCCCCATGTGTTAACAAAATTATCCGTTTGACCTCGTTTACTTGTGTTCACCCAAGAATTTCCTACATAAATTTCATTCAATTCAAAAATATCTTTTAAGTCTTGTAATGTTGCCTTGCCCGAATCGCCGCTGTTTCGGTTTGCGGCTTTAACGACGTAAGGATTTCTTCTAAGAGCATTAATTGCTCTTCGAGAGCCAACCATAACATTTGGCTTAAACCACACATTGTCCATTTCACCGTCAACGATATCGAAAGCATCGACATTTGCCAATGTGAATTTTTCGCTGTTTGTTAAGGTTTTAACATTGCCGTTATAGGAATTAGCATCTTGCAATAAGTCCGCAAAACGTTTCTCTCTGCAAGCTAAAAAAGTATCTGTTAATGCTTCAGTTGCTGTTGTAAACAGATTTTCACCTTCCTCTCCGGCTTCTTCAATATCACTTTGTGAAATGTAATCGACTAACGCATCTCCTCTTACACTTGCCGTGATTTTTTCGTGCTTAAATTTTACTTCGTTCGGCTTGCCGACATCACCGACCGTCGAGTCAGGGAGCACTAAATTTAAAGATTTGTCATATTTTTTATATTTAAAGTTTTCAGTTGCAACCGGAACCCTTTTAAATACTTTATCTGCAATATATTCCGTATTACGATATGCGAGCGTTACACCCGTTAAAGTTGCATCTGCTGTGTATTCTGTCATTTTTTAACCCTTTCTATGCTGTTTTTTGTTTTGGAATTATTACCGTTGCTGCCGTAATTACAGCAGGTAAATACGCCCCAACTGTATCTCCGTCAAGCAATTTTCCGATTGTGTGAATTACTGTGTCCGCTTCATTTTCGGAAAATAAAGCAAGTGTCAACTTTTGTGCTTTACCATTTGCTTTCGCAACTAATATATCACCTGCGTTTGCCGCACCGTCAACTTGCACAAATGCAATGCCGTTCACAATTACATCTGCGGCTTTACCTGCTTTAACAGCAGAATCTGTAACACCAATTACCGCATCTGTTACAGCCGTAACCTTATAAACTTTCCCGTCCGTAATTTTTACAGGAACTGCCTCTTGTAAGTCCTCGCCCGCAATAAAACTTTTTGCCAAATTTCTCATTATTTTTTACCCTTTCTAATTTGGTTAATTGCCGTTATCGTGTCCATTTCGACACCGTTATTCATTGCCTCTGTTTTTGTTTTTTCGATGGCTTTCGCCCAATCAGCAGCAGAATAATCGGACAAATCAGTAATCTCTTCCGCATCCTCAAATTCACTTTTTACATCAAGAGCTTTTAGTTCCGAAACAAAGGTTTTAACTCCCTTTACTGCATCCATTTCACCTGAATCCGCAAAGTTAAAAGTTCCAAACCTATCCGCAGACAACAAAAGATTAATTACACTCTCCTTGTGCCTTGGCAGAATGTTTCCATTTTGCACGGCTCTTTCCGCAAAGTCAGAAAAGTCTTTCATTTTTGCTTCAACTTTGGCGGTTTCGATTTGTTTTGTCAATTCGGCATTTTTTGCCATTTCCTCTTCAAGTTTTTTTTGAATATTTTCAACATCGTCAGATTTTGCAGTATTTTTTCCGTTTTCATCAATTTTTTTTGGTTCGTCTTTACCAAAAAGAAAATCCAAAGTTTCTTTATCCGCAAAATCAGCAAACTCAATATCAATAGCATTCTCGTCATCTTCAAAACAAAAGTTTTCCAATCCCTTCACGGCGGGGGCTTGTCCGCCCAAAAATGCAAGATGTCTAATGTTTAAATCTTTATCAAGTGAAATTGAGCGGTTTTTAAACAATCCCCGATTGACAGCATCCTTAAACTCATCCTGAACATCTTTGAAGGAACAATATAAATTGTTTCCGACTCTTTTTACGCTATCTAACCAACCGTATGCAGGTGCATTTGTTTTTGGGTGTCCCACGCAGATCGGTACATTTTTGTGTACATTTTTAAAATTGTCAACAATTTTGTCAAGTTTTTCGGTCGTAAATTCACATTCATTACCTTTACTATCGGAGAATTTACCTGTTTTTAATATGTTGCAAAATTTCATTTTTCCGTCCTTTCCGATTTTAGATTATCGAAAATTCCGAAATGGTTCTAACAAGCAAAATAATTATTTTAAATGCAACTTTTTGCGACAAAACAAATAATATTTATCTTATTAGATAAGAACAATTTGTAATGTTACGGTAATGACGTAAGGTCGTAAAGAAAGGGAAAGAATGGATTTTCTAAACTCAAATTTAGTTAAAGAGTTCGGAACTGCCGCATTGATGTTTGGCTGTTTCTATTTAATTCTGCAACTCACTGCTAAAAATCTTGAACAGTTAATAAACCAACAAAAAGATTTTATCAACAAGACTTTTGAAATGTTAAAAAGCATGATTGAATGCAATTTGATGAATACATCACTTTTGCAAGAAATTAAAGACAAAATTGAAACAAATTCATGGTGTCCATTGGCTCGTAAGTACCAAAATCACAAGGAGTTTGACAATGAATAATTTTATTTTAAATCTCAAAATGGAGCAAGTAAAAACACGAAAGGCAAAGCAGGAAATTGAAATTAAAATAAAACGTTGTTTTTGCGAATTAGGTTCGTTTGTCAACCCTTATTATAAATCTGCGAAAGATATTAAAGCCGAAGAAATTAAACAAATCGGCGATGAACTTTTGGAGTTGAAAATAGAACTTTCAAAAATTGAATTAAAAATTGACGAACTTAAAGAGCAATTAGGTGAATAAATGGGAAAATTTGAAGATTTTGGAATATTAGCAGAAAAATATTACGTCGAAGATCAACTTCCAATTTCAACAATTGCAAGAAAATTAAATTTAACAGACAAAACTTTGCACGACTGGAAAAAAAAAGGAAATTGGGAAGATAAAAAGCGAGATTATTTGGCTTCGCAATGTTCCTGTAACAAAAATCTGTACGAACTTGTCAGGCTTTTGACAGATAAAGCGGTTTCTGACATTCGCACGGATGGTGTTTATCCTGATGCTGCCGCACTTAATTTCATTAGCAAAATGGCTGACAAACTTCCAAAAATCAAAACTTTTGAAGAAAACATTGTTAGCGAATTAATGAACGCTAATACTTCCGAAACAGAAGAAAAAGCAGAGGATATGAAATTAAAAATAGCAAAATCAATTGACGAAAAACTTATGGGGAATGGCTAATGAGTGATTTTTGGCTGCCTTATCAAAAACGTTGGCTTAGCGATGACACGCTTATTAAATTCGCCGAAAAAGGAAGGCGAGAAGGTTTTACTTATGTGCAGAGTTATGAAGACGTGCGTGATTGCGTAACCCAAAAATATTTCAGAAAAAACCGACCTCTAAAAGTATGGTTTACTTCTGCAGATTTATCGGCAGCAAAAGAATATATTGATTATTGTAAAGAATGGGCAAATTTTTTCAACGAAGTTGCAAAAGACTTGGGCGAAGTAATTATTGACGTCGAAAAAGATATAAAAGCGTATTGTCTTGTTTTTGCCAACGGAGCCAAAATTTATGCTTTATCTTCAAATCCGTCGCAATTTAGATCAAAAGGCGGAAAAGTTGTTATCGACGAATTTGCATTCCATAAAGACCAAAAAGCCTTATGGAAAGCAGCATTTGCATCAGCGAAAATGTGGGGTTATCCGATAAGAGTTATATCTACTCACAACGGTCAACTATCATACTTTTACAAGATTATACAAGCGATAAAAAATAAAAAATTAAATTATTCTCTCCATACCGTACCTATTCAACTTGCTGTTAAAGAGGGCTTAGCGGATAAAATTAAAGATAAAAACCTAACCGAGAAAGAACGTAAAGAATTTCTGGAAGAAATGCATTCTGATGCCGGCGATGAATTAACATGGCAAGAAGAGTTTTGCTGCATTGCTGTTGACGAAGCAACTGCTTTTTTGACGTACGAACTTATTAATAATTGCAAAGAAGCAAAAGTTTTTACAAATTTTTCCGAACTTGAAAAACTCGGAGATTTATATTTAGGATACGACATAGCCCGCAAAAAGCATCTTTCTGTTATCTCTATTATTGAAAAAATCGGAAATATAAAATATTTGCGTTATCAAATCGAAATGAGAAATACGAAATTTATCGACCAAAAGAAATGTTTGTATTCATTTTTAAATTTAAAAAATCTTCGAAGAGCCTGCATTGATGCAACAGGTATCGGTGCTAATTTGGCGGAAGATGCACAAGACGATTACGGCAAAACAAAAGTTGAGGCTGTAACGTTTACAGGTGCAAGCAAAGAAGAAATGGCAACTCTTTTCTATCTTGCATTTGAAGATAGAAATATAAGAATTGATGACAATATAAAACAAGACATCATTGAAGATTGGCATTCGATTCGTAAATTCACCACCAAAGCAGGAAATGTACGTTACGACACAGATGAGTCGGACACAAGTCGACACGCAGATAATTTTTGGGCAACAACACTCGCTAATTATGCAGCGAGTTCAACAAGTGATTTTGAAAATCCTGTTATTTATTCAGGTAAATTTAACGGGGTCGATTATATTTCAGACGAATTTAATTTACGGGGGATAGCAGGCGGTTTTTCGAGGGCTGATTTTTAGAAGTAGAAATACTTACAATGACACCCAAAAATTAAAATTAAAGGTCGTTAAAGATGTTTTAAAGTAGGTTTTAACATAAAGGCAACAAAAATGATAAAAATTTTAAAAAATTTTAAATTAAAAAAAGAAAAAAAGATCGGAAGA